CGCGTCTTGAGTTCGAATCCTAGCGCCCGAGTCACCTTCTCGGTCGCTGGAGTGTCCTCGCTCGCAGTGTACTCCTTTATCACGGGCATGGCCGTGAGTAGGTACTCGACGAGTTCAGCCTCCGTCTTGCATCCTTGGACCCTTTCTTTGTACCTACTCTCCATATAGTGTTACATTACTAAATTTTTAACTATCCATCTTGGGGGCCAAATAGAAGCGCAGGTCCCCGAGGTTCGCAATTGTATATCGAAATACGATGGGCATGTTTTCATTCGTGGAATCTTGCATGAGTTGGACCGAGGCGCACATGTTGGTCGCCTTGGTGAAGAGGTTGATATATTTCAAACTGAAATTGGCTCCGGTCCGGCTGACCGACTCGGGAAGTTCGATGGTCGTCGTCTGGTCCGCAAAGTCGCCCTGACAACTCAGGGTCAGAGAGGTCCCATCACGGATGATGTTCATTTCTTGGGCCAGGTTGCCCATGTCGCGAGCTATCCTCTGAAAGTCCACCGAGGGCAAGGTGGTCACGACATTCATGTTGACATCGGGCAACCCAAGGATGTCCTCGTTGATGTCGAGCAATTTCAATTTGAAATTGGTCGCCGACTTTTTGATCGGGTTCTCGATCAGCAAATCGATATAGTCTCGATTCTCCATACGCATGACTAGGGTATCAGCACCCGAGATGGACTTGAGCAACTTGTACATATTGCCCATGTTGAGTCCGGCGGCCATCTCCACGGGGCATTCGTACTCCTCGAAGTTCTCGGCCCCTAGGGTCATATGGACGAGGGTCACGCGTGCGGTATCCAGGGTCAGAATGTGAACTCCATTGGCCGTAAAGTACACATTCACGTCATTGATGATATCCTTGAGGACCTCGAAAACCGCCTTTATGGCCGAGGCCTGGATGGTTTTTAGGTACATTATGTAATTTTGGATCCGAATCTCTAAGTTCGGGCCTTTTGCATAGCTTCGGTCACATTCATCGCAATTTTCTCTTCAAGTTCAGGCGTCATGGCTGGCTGGAGGGACTCCCCGTACCTGTCGAGATCGAACAGGCAGGCGTTCTCCGTACCGTCCAAATTAGAACACAAATTACCCGTCCCGTCCCAAGAGTCGAAGTCATTAGGGATCATGGACACGAGCCAGTTCTTGACCTCTTGACCCACGAGCATCTGACCCTCATTAGTCACTAGGGTCGGGACCCTGGTGATCTTCTTTGAAGGGACCCCCTGGGTGTTGATATTGTGAAAACGCACAATCTCGATGAGGGCCGGCTGCGTCTTGATAAAATTAATAGTGTCCGCTGACCATTTACATTTATCGGAGTAGACCAGCAGGGCCATTAATTTTGCAACGGGTTTTTTCACTCGACCCGAAACGCGCTGACCAACTTTTTTCATTGGCTAAAGTAATATGAAGGATCTCGTCACGGTTGTCCTTCTGCTCGCCATCGCTTTCCTGGTGTGGAACGGGCGTCAGTCGGCGACGTCCACTTACGCAATGGAGGCTGCGGCCCAGACGGGCGATCGCGTGTCTCCCGACGTGACCCAGGTTATTATTGAAGCTATTATAGCAACAAAAGACGACTACCGTCCGCTCGAGACGCTGTTCATAAACCATCAGGGCGAAGGCGTCTACAACTCCCGGTTCATGTTCCTGAACACCAGAAATTACTATGGTGAGCAGATTGACGTTCAGGCCCGGGTCAACCAGAACGGCTCCGTGGACATATTGAACCAGACCCCAACGGCCAAGGTGGATTATTCAAAGGCGTACAAGCCCGACCGGTACGAGTCTTGGGAGGTGATTCAAAACGCCCTGGATTCGCAACTCAGAGATGCCCTGAGCAAGCCGGTGACCGTCCCACCACTCGAGTCATATCAGCATTAGAAAAATAACAAAAAGGACTAGAGATGTCAGCTCCCCTGACCGCCAAAGAGATGGCCGCCCTGGAAAAGGCTCGCCAGAATGTCAAGAAGGAGACGTACAAGGCTATCCTTGAGCAATTTTCTCGCAAAATTAGGACGTCCCATGATCTCGGGCTCAAGGATGCTCAGCTGACGGTCCCCCCGTTCGTCGTGGGCTACCCACGGTACGACATACCCAAGGCGGTCAAGTATCTCTGCAGGCAGCTTCAGAAACTCGGGTACTCGGTGGTCATGATTGGCCCGGTCAGTTTCAAGGTTCGATGGGACCGGGCCTCAAAGGTCAAAGAGGCGGAGGCGGAGGCGGAGGACTCGCCATTCGACCTCCTCCCAGGCCTTGTGAATATGCAGAAAATGGCCCAAAAAATAAGGGTCACAAAAGGCAAATGATCAACCCTCGGAACCTTGTTCAGACTCGCTACAAGTCCCTTCTCGAGAATCGCCTGATCCCAGTGGTAATCAGCACGGGTCCAGCCGGTACCGGTAAGAGCCTCCTCGCGTGCAACTCGGCGGCCCAGGCCCTCAAGCTCGGCCACGTGAACCGGATTATCCTGACCCGTCCGGCGGTGTCCGTAGACGAGCAGCACGGTTTCCTGCCCGGAACCCTCGAGGCCAAGATGGACCCCTGGGTCCGGCCATTGACCGACGCCCTGGGCCGTCATTTCCGCCCCAATCAGGTCCGGATGATGATGGAAGATCGCCTGATCGAAGTGTGCCCCTTGGCCTATATGCGTGGCCGGACGTTCGATGGGTCCTGGATCATCGCAGACGAGATGCAAAACTCGACACCGAACCAGATGCAGATGGTGCTGACTCGGATCGGTGAGGGGTCCAAGATGGTCATCACAGGTGATCCACGTCAGCACGACCGGGGGTTCGAGATTAACGGCCTCACGGACCTCGTGACGCGGCTCCGGCCTTCGGATCAGGTCCAGCACGTGATATTCACAGACGCCGAGATTGAGCGCCACCCGGTCATTAAAGAGATTCTGGGATGGTACGTAAATTAACCCGTTAATAATTCTTAGAATGTACTAAAGCAGCATGGATCTCCTCAATGAGTCCGAGCGGCGCTTCACCAAGAAGCTTTGCGATGCCATGATTCCCGTGATGATTGAGGCTTTTTGGGAGATTTGGCTCGAGGCCAAGAAGGAGGTTGCGGACAAAAAGTCGAAGAACACGACCCTGGTTTTTCAGGAGCTTCTGCGGGCCATCAAGACCTGGAACAGCTCAATTTCCCTGAAAAATACAGAGGCCATCATCAAGAACCAGCCCCTATTCCCCAACCTCATGGCTGCGGTGTTCGTCATCCACGTCAAGATTCTGAGCTCGATCCGGACCGACAAAAAGTCCAAGAAGATTTGCATCAAGTTGCCAGCCAATGACGTGTTCGTCCAGCGGTGTTATGAGGCTTGTGCCAAGGACCTTTATGAGCGGCCCCACATCATCACCGAGAACAACTCGGAGGAGGTGCGTAACGAAGATCTCCGGACCCGATTTGCAAAGAAAATTGGGGAGGTCATCGACGACCTGGTTCCGACGGCTGAGATTCTGCAGACGTACCTTCCCTTGCCCGCAGCTGGCGAGGACCTGAATCTGGATCACGAGGACGAGGATCCAGAGGGAGAGGAGGAGGTCCCCGATGTGATGAACGAGGATCCAGTCGACAACACAGACCCCGTGAATATGGAGGGCTCGAACATGGAGTTTGGCAAGACCCCAGGGGGCGTGGACAACACGGTGACCGTGAACAACAGCGGGACGCCGCCGAACATCCCAGGAGGCACACCGGCCCCCGAAGAGGTGAACAAGATGGAGCAGAATCTGTTTGATGACGCGGCAGAGACGAAGGGCGTGCCTATTGGCCCGCAGCGCATTGAGAAATTGGGCTAAAAAATTGCTCAGCACTTACTAGAATGGATCAGTACCTCCGTGAACCATCAGGAGCCGCAGTCATTGCAGGCGCCGTCACCATGGCCTACGTGTACGGCCGGGCCAAGATGAATAACGAGGGCCCCATCAAGAACTCCGAGATGATGAAGCCGGCGTTCCTCGTGGCCCTTTTGGTCTACTTTATCGTTTCGCGCTCTTCAGAGTCGCACGAGACAATGACCAGAGAGCCGTTCTAAAGACAGTTAAGGAGACTGCACATAAAAGATACTACCAGACCATGACTACTGTTAAGGCCTTCAATGAGATGATGGGCCAGTTCCTCGACGAACTCGTAGCAACGTTCCCCGAGGAAGAGGCATTCAAGACGGCCCAGGCCAAGCCCCGGGACCGTTCGACCTTTGATGATTTTATGAAGCAAATTGGCCCTTACGCATCTCAACTGATGGCCAAATCCCCCGACTTTTTCACCGAGCAGAATGAGTTCGTCAAGGGTCTGAACCTGCACACGATCTGGCCAAGCGATGCGGCTACGCCAGCGACGAAGGATGCCATCTGGCAGTACATTCAGACGATGTACATTCTGGGCAACACCATCAGCATGTTCCCTCCCGAGACCCTCAGTATGATCGAGGCGGCCGCCGAGAATTGCGCCAAGAACATGAAGACGAATGGCAACGGCGCCATGGACGAAAAGGCGATGATGGCCGGTATGAACAACATGCTCTCTCAGATGATGGGTGGTGGCGGTCTCGCATCGCTGATGGGCGGTCTCCAGCAGCAGCGCGCAGCTCCTCGCCCCAAGTCCAAGTCCAAGGGTCGAAAGAAGTAATTTCTCAGACTATTACAGAATGGACCCGAGAGAGATTTTTCGCAACGACAAGCTCCTCGAGTTTTGGCCGACCGCGAAGCAGTCGGCCCGTGAGCGCGTAGCGGCAACTTCCAGATTCGTCATTTACGCATCAGTCCTTATTTACATTATTAATCGCGACCCCCGTGTATTCGCACTGGGCGTTCTGGTCCTCGCTATTCTTTATTACCTGTACACCGCGAATATGATAAAGGACGGTAAGCTTCGCCCGGCCCAGGGTGACGGTCGTGCTCCAGGCCCGTTCCGCGAGGCCGTCTACATGCCTTCGTTCAACAATCCCATGGGCAACGTGCTCCCAACGGATTACATCGATTATCCCGACCGCCCCAGTGCAGCGTGGTATCCCAGTGTGCGGCAGGAAGTTGCCGTACAGTGGAGCAATATCCACCCGTTCGAGCGCAAGCGTGACGCCGAACGTAATTTTTATACGGTCGCTTCAACGACCATTCCTAATGATCAGGCGGCTTTCGCTCAGGGCGCCTATGGCAAGCCCTTCTCGCCCATCTGCAAAGACCAGGGTGGCGATGCTTGCGACCCGGATCGCTTCTATTCTACGCTCCCAGAGCGCACTCAGATGCGTGCAGGCAACGGCCGTTAATTCGGCAGCCGACGCTCCTGAGCCGTCAGAGT